ATAAAACTGCTTTAAAAACTTTCTGCTGATATGATCCATGCCGTCGGCCAGCTGGAATTTCAGCTCCTCGGGAAATACCCGAAGCGCTGTTTCCAAGTTCTTTGTGTTGATTTCCGTCGTTAGTTCGGCCATTTCATTTCTGCACCAAGAGATGCCACATCCCCTGATCCTCTCCCAGTATGTCTACGACAACGAAATTGACATCAATGCCGCCCAAGACCTCAGGAAAGAGAACTTCATCGCCTCCCTTGTTGATTAACGAAACTCCATACGTGGGGTCATTGGCAATCAGGATTTCAATCTGATCCTGCAAGACACGTCCGGATTCTTCCCCGCCGGGAGCTAAGCGTTTTCGACTAATGACCGCCTTGATGGTTTTTGGAGAACCGCCTTTGGGCGTATACTGAATCGTCTCGGCGAATTCGTCGCTGTTTAGAAAAGTGTTAACCGCATCAACTTTTAATTGATCTTTGAGTGTCATAAGAAGAATTCTCCCGAGAGCCTTAAAGACCCTCGGGAGATCCTTGAGCGTTTTATCGAACCTTCATCAAATGACCAAAATACGGGTCAATGATCAGCTCCTGGACGTTATGACGAACCCGGAAAACATCGCCGCGCACGCCTTCTTCCCGATACTCCTCGACCGTGACATTCTCTGGACTGTCTTCAATCCAAAGAAATGTCCGTCCTAAGGCCGGATCAGAAAGATTCTGTCCTTCGCTTGGCACAACCGCGACCAGCGCATAATTAGCGGTCCAAACATCAGAGCCGGAAAAAGGTTTCCCTTCTTTTGCGCTGTTGAGGATGCCCTTCCCAACCAGAATCTTTTGGATCCCAAGAATATCAGCCAAGGCATTGGCGATTTCGGCTTCCGTAAGTCTCGCGACATACTGAATGGCTGACTTGATACCGGTGTTGGCCAGCAGACTATCCCAATTGGTTTTGCTAAAGACAATCGCATTGGGTTCCATGCCGCAGTTTTTTCGAACCTTCTCACGGGCGGTACGCACTTGAGTAATCACATCCGTGCCCACGGCCGACCAAGGATTTCCGGAATTATCCGTATAAAGGTCCGCACCAGTAAACGTCGTTGTATTAAAACACGCTGACGAAACCCGTTTTTCCTGGGCTAGCAAGAGACGACGTTGAATGATTTGTGATGTATGCAATTCCGCATCAAAGTCGCTCTTGTAGAGGTTTCTTTCTGAATCATCCAAGACCCCTTCCAGACCATATTCCTGGCAGGCAAACAGAACGTCCTTGGTTGCGAAGGTATCCCGGTTGTAATTGCCCCGCGGGGCGCGTTTTACTTCCGCTTCCCGGGTAATACTTTCACGGGTAATCGCCGGGAAATTCGCCGATTTTTTCATCGTCTCGAAGATGGGCAGCATCTTCGTTCCAACGAAATCATCTTGCTTATCAATAAACTCCTTGAGGGCAACGCCCAAATCTAATCTTGGTTTCGCGTATGTTCCTTGCTGTTCTGGCATTTCCTTATCCTCCCTTTTGATTTTTTTAAGTTAAAATTTGATTAGCTCACTTTTCTGGCTAAAACGTACACATCAAAAGCGGCCGCTACACTCGCCAATACTTTTAATGCGCCAGCCGCTAAGATATCCTTTTGAGCGGCAACGATCGTCCCGCCTCGGACAAGGGCGTCATTCGTTGTGCCTTTGGCAATATTGGCGGATGCGTCAGACGCGCCGTTCTGGATCTTGACGTTAGCCGCGGTCACATCACGAGACACGATCCACCAATCCAAAATTCGGAATTTGAACGGCGCAGAGGCAACGATATTGACCGCTGTTGAGGCATCGGTAATTCCTTCTTTGGCAAAAAGGATCGGAACCGCGCCATTCACCGCAGGATCGCCGATCGCCGTTGTTGCGCCATCAATTGAGGAGGCTTCACCGTCGTTTAAGATGCCTTCAACAATTTCCCCATCAGAAGTTGAGGCTTCCAATAGAGTTCCCTGCGGAGAACCGGCCGCCGATGCCTGAATCTTACCGGCATTGGCGCCATAAAAAGTTGCTCCTTGGCTGATGGCACCAGCCGCCGTCAACTTGTAGGTCCGGGATGCCGATTTCAAGGCAACAGCCACCGATTCACCATTAGCCACTTTCTGTTGAGTAATTCCGATTGAAGCTTCACCTGCATCCGCATAAACAACATTGCCGGAGCTTAATTTCACTCGGCGGTAAGCTTCCAGATCCGCTCCCGCTGTAAAAGTTTTGATTCCTTCATTTTGTTGACTCATTTCTTTTCCTCCTTAATTTTTAAGTTGGTTATTTTGCTCTTTTCGATGCGGTTGCCTTTAAAGCCTCGGTCATCGAACATTTATGTTCCTGTGCATGCTGTGTCGCGCGATCCAAATGAGTTTTAGCAGGAACGGCAATCTCTTCACCACCCAGTCCCGCTGGCGGCGGTGTTTTAGATTTAAATTCTGCCAGAAATTTGTCCTTGGCTGATTCCGGGGACAGCCCATCTTTTATCGCAATCAACGCTAAAGCTTCCATGCCTTGCGGCATGGAGTTAATGATCCCCGAAATTCTATTCTTTTCTGCCGATTTTGCCGATTCCTCTCCCTGCTTCTTTCCCTCCTCAAGGCCAACGGCCTTTCCCTCTGCTACTAACTGATCAGCGATCAATTTGTGATCACTTTTAACCACCTCCAGCGTTAATTCCATTCTTTCCTCCTCCTTTTTGGCTTTAATTACGTTTTGCAAATTATCTTCATTCGAATCTATATAAACACCGTCGTGTTCTTCGGCGCTTGTTTTGATTTTTGTGTTTGTAGATTTGGATGAATGATCAAAAAAAGAATCCAAGGAATCGATCCCATCAATCAGTCCGGAATTTAAGGCCTTCTTCCCAATGAGTACTTTTCCATCGGCAATATTGAGAACTCGATCCTTGGTTAAACTTCTATTGCGGCCAATCGCTTCAACAAAAAGATCGTAATAAGCATTTACTTCTTCCTGATAAGCCTGCCGTTCCTCATCGGATAAAATCCCTTTGGATGGATGACCAGCCGCTTTATATCGTCCAGCCTTGATGATCTCTGTCTTTATCCCGGCATTGTGTTCTGCAACGGACAAATCTCTAATCACGGTATAAACACCAATCGACCCAACTTCTGAACTCTTCGATGCATATACTTGATCCGCGGCAGAAGCGATATAATAAGCGGCAGAGCACATCTGACCGTCACCGTAAGCCATAATCGGTTTTTTCCCGCGGGAATTGAAAATCAACTCGGAAAGTTCGTCAATGCCATCAACACTGCCACCCGGGCTGTCCACGTCTAAAAGGATTTTGGTAACTTTAGAATCGTTAAGCGCATTTAGAAAATCTCCTTTGATCTCCTCTACCGATGTCCCTCTAGGCTGGGAAATGTTGTTGACCATATTCATTCGCTTGGCGATAACTCCATAAATGGGGATCCTGGCAATTCCGTTAATCACCTCATATGACCCGTTTTCCCTTTTATCACTGCCGACTCTAGCGGCAAGGTCTTCCTCAGATAATTTTTCGCCTTTGATGCGCCGCTCGAGGACCTCAACCATCACATTTAAGATGTCTTCTTTAATGAGCCATGGCCTTAAGAAAAATAATTCATTGATCTTTTTCATGAATAACTCTCTTTCATTTCTTCTTGAGGATTTTGTTCTTTATCAGTCTTTTCTTTTTCCTTCGGATCTAACAGCCCCAATTCTTTTCTTTTAGTTTCCTCGCGCTGGCGCTGTTCAAGGACTTCTTCCCAATCGCGGCCGTGAGCGGCGCATTCATCAGCCAAAGTGGAAAGATTATTGACAATGGATTCGCTGGCCGCATTGATCTCCTTTTCCGGGTCGATATATCCCCACCCAGGCGCAATCCACTTGCCGCGGGTCCAATCCAGGCGTTTTTCAAAATAATTGACGGCTTCAAATTCTCCTCGAAGGTAAGATTCATCGACAAACAGCTCATAGATAGGCTGACAAAATTTCTCTGAAATCCATTGCTGTTCACATTTGAAAAACTTCCGTGCTTCCAAAATGGCCGCCCGGGCACTCGAATAGTTTGTTTTGGAAAAATCTTTAATCACCAGCTCATAAGGTAGGTTCAACCCCGCGCCGATAAATCTCAAAACTTTATCAACGAACGGATCAAACTGCGAGCCAGGACGCTGCGGATTAAAACTGGTGATATCCTCATTGAGATTCAGATACTCAATCATCCCTGGTTCCATCTCTTCCAATCGTTTGTTGTTTTCCGTTCCGCTTGACCGATTAAACGCCGTATCAAACGCATTGGTTTTCTTGATAAAGAGAGCAAAACATGCCGCGACCCGCGCCGCCACAAGCTCGGCCTCCATGTAATCCGCGAGGTCTTTAAATTTATTTAAGACCGGCGAAAAGAACGGCTCGCCCCTGGTTTGGCCAGGACGTTTCACCCAATACAAATGCAAAATATTAGGACGACCGTACTGGTTAAAGGCTTCGTAGCGGATATATTCTTTGGAATCAGGAGATTTCCTCGAGTAAGTTACATCCCCAGGATGAGTTTTACAGATCCAGTAAGCAACCGGCTGGCCGCGGCTTCCCAATTCCACCCCTTTACGAATGCTTTTGTTAGAAGTTTTGTCTGAAGGCGTCCCTAACCGATCGGCTTCGATCACGTTCAATGCCAAAAAATAAGGCCGTTGCGGCTCATCAACCATTTCAATGCCGATCAGAGATTCGCCATTTGTGATAATTTGACGTTCAATCAAGCTTTGGATTTCCCAAAGACTCATTCGCCCAGCCGTATCGGCATAGGGTTCCCATTTCTGCCAGGCGCGTTCAATCTTCCTTTGAAATTCCGCTCCTTCCTCTTCAGAAACACCTAAGCTTTCTTTATCGATGCGGCTTTGGAGCGTGATGCCTGTGCCAACGATATTGGACAGCATCGTTGAAATGATTCCAGCGGCCACTCCATCATTGCGGCTCAAGTCCCGGCTACGTTCTCGCAAATCCGGAAGATCAGCCAATAAATCTTCATCCGCAGACCCGCCTTGAGGAAGCCAGGAATTTCTTAACCTATCCCGGCTGGCTCCGGCATAACTGCCTTTTAAAGCAAAATTATTCGCGATCCTATACATGCGCCGTTGAAATTCGATTTTCGGGAAAAATATCCCGATGAATCGATCTAACCTTTCGGTAAAACTTTTATTTTTTGTCTCTGCCATATTATTTCGGGTTAGTGAAGGTTACATAATTCCGCACGCCGCCTTTTTTCGCGGCAATAATTTCCTGAAACTCTGCCCTTAACTCCCTTAATTCCTTTAACGTGATGTATTCCAAGTTCCGGCCGCCAATCGCATAGGACTGCACCGCGCCTCCGCTTAACCTCGCTGAAATAGCCAGATCAACTTTGGCCAGCATCTGTTCTGGCGTATCGGGCGTGGTCGTCGTTGACATCACCACATCCGCCATGGAGACACTGCTGACCGCTTTAAAGCTCTCGGTGTATTTGATATCTAACGTGACGTTATGGATCTGCACCACATAGGTTTCATAAGCTGTGGGAGTAAAGATCACCTTCCAGTTGATTCCTGCTACGAAACTGGCATTACCTGAACCAAAAAGAGAACCATCGCTCGCCTTGTAAATGGCATAAGTCACATTGTGCCCGGATTGTGATTCCGGAATCGCAAAGACCGCGGTAAAAGCTTGATTGACTTGAATGTATTCCATAAAATTTTTACCTGTGAATGCGAATCATATTTTCAATGCCGGTATATGAACCGTTTTCCGTTGTTCCATTGGTGGCGTTATTCACATCGGATAATATTTTTCCAGCAGTACCAGCTCCATAGGATCCGGGAAGCGTGATGCTCCATGGATCTCCGGCATTTCCGGCCGCGTTTAACTTATTGCCCGTTGTTCCGGCGGTTAAATGACCGGCGATGGCTTCATCCCAAATCTTATCGGCTATTAAATCTTGTTCAGCCGAGGTGAGCGAATAGCCTGTCTTATCGTTGTTCGTTCCCACGGTGACAGCGCCGCCCAATGTGATCGCCATTGCTGAAAAATTAGCCGGGAACGCCTGGGTCAATGAATATCCCGACTTATCACCGACAACCTAGGCGTTTGCATCGACACGGCCGCTGATTAAAGCATTTGGAGCCAGGCCTAACCATTTGCCTAAATCCATGCGGCCGTTCGTATCTATCGCCAAACTGGCAAAATTCGTCGGGAACGATTGCGTCAAGCTGTAGCCGGTTTTATCGTTATTCGTGGTGATGGTTCCGCCCGTTATGGTGCGGGTCGCATTGTCCCAGGGATTGTCATCGATTCCCGATATCGCTTCATCCAAATATTTTCCGAAGGTCCCCGCTGTTACATGGCCGCTTTGGCCTTCGTCCCAGATGGCATCTACCGCCCCTGCTGAGAGATCGATGCTGAAGCCAAATGCCGTCAATGTCCTTGTGGCGTTGTCCCATGGGTTATCGTCAATTCCTGAAATTTCTTTATCGAGATACTTTCCAAAAGTTCCCGCGGTGATATGACCGCTTTGCGCTTCATCCCAGATGTCGTCCACACCAGCTGCGCTCAATCGATAACCGGTCTTGTCGTTATTCGTCCCGACCGTAACCGCTCCTCCGGCCGTAATTGCCATGCTGGAGAAGTTCGTCGGTGCGGCGCTTGCCGCTAATCTCGAAGATACCGTGGCGTTTAAATTATCCCCGAGAATCTTACCGGCTGTTCCTGCTCCATATAATCCGGGCAGAGCTGTCGCCCATGGATCGCTGGCAGTGGTTGAAACCTGCAGACTGCTGTTAATGGACGGATTTCCCGAAGCAATCAGTGCGTAGGTCGATGTTGAATCGGGATTGGTAGTCCAGCTCCACGCTACCGTGGCAACTTTTGTCGTTCCGTTGTAGGCAGTTATGGTGCGTGCCTGTCCCACCCCAGTCCCGCCATAAATCTTGACAAGCATGCCCTTATACAAATCATCGGTTGAAGATGCCCCTGAAGCCAACGTAATGCTTCCAGCCGCGCCGGCCTGGGCTGTGCCGCTATGAAGGACCATGGATTCAACCGGGGTTGGAGTAACCCTGCCGCTTGAGTCAATTGATAGGGATGAAAAATTCGTTGGGAAAGTTTGCGTCAAGCTGTAACCAGTCTTGTCATTGTTGGTATTGATGGTTCCCCCGGTAACGGTGCGGGTAGCCACGGACCACACATCCGCGGCCGAATGACTCGACCGGCTGCTGATCGTGGCGTTGATATTGTCCGTTAACAGCTTCCCGTAGCTGCCAGCCGTAATATGCCCTGTCGTCAATTCATCCCAAACATCGTCAACGCCGGCGGCTGACAACCGGAATCCGTCCTTATCCGTTAAGGATCTGGTTGTGGATGACCACACTTTATCGGCCCCGGCCTGAGTAATGCCCACATCGTTGGTAACGCCGGTAACTGTGTCGACAGCTCCGGATGTCACATTGATCGCACTGCCATCATCTGTGGTAGCCAGATTCAGCGGGTCTCCGACAAGAGTACGGATTAAGATGTGCTGTGTCTTGGCGCCGGTGGTTGTGGTCTTAACCTGAATGTAGACATAGTCGGCGTTCATCTCCGCCGCGGTGAGGCTCAAATAATAAACGCCGTTAGTTCCCACCTCGGTGGCTTCATTGGTGCAATCCACAAAACCGTTGGGAGCCACCCCATCGGACCAGGTATCGATTTCGCTGTCCAGTCCCGCAGCTGCGGAAACCGCATCGCCATCGGCATCCACAGCAGGAAACATGATATAAGTGGCCTGATTTTTCTGCCGGACCGCTTCAAGGGCATATACCGGCAACGGGAATAAAAGAATTACCAAAACCAGGATCAATATTTTTCTCATCGCACGATCCCTCTGCCCAGACCGCGACCTAATCCCCGGCCCGAATAGGTTGCTCCTGCACACTGCAAACCATCCAGCCCGCAATCCATGACCTCGTTTATGTCCGTCGAAGTCAATATGGCGGCGTTGACCAACAATTCGTCATATATGGCATCGGCCTCGTTGACACCACCCGTATTTGAAATGCCAATGTATATATTCGTCCCGGAATCGTTATCAATAGTTCCAGAAGGAGTTGGTGAAGTCAGACCTACAGAAACCTCGTTAATGTACATCACCGGCTTGGGAGAGGCGCCTGCACTTCTTTGATGAACCACGGCATAGTGTTCAAAGGCCCCATAACCGACAACCGCAGTCGTAGTGTCCCAGGAAGTATTCCCGCCGGAATAATGAACCAGCCATCTTAATTTGTTGGTTTGTTTTAGCGCGAACATCCAAGAACGGATGTTTTTTTCAATGATATATCCGGCATCGGAAGTATTGACGCTATTTTGCCCGTCACTGTTGTTGTTAGCCCAGACACAAACCGTTATGGGGTCGATATTATTTAAAGACGTGGAAGAATTGATGCGAACAGCGGCATTGTTGATTTCAGTAAATTGAACTGCTAAAGAACCAAATTTGCCTGTAGCACCTCTGGTAACAGAGCCCTCGATAATGCCATGATTCCCGTTTGAAGAAGAATCCAAGTAACTACCGGAAGTCTCTTCAAATTTATGGGCAATCCTCGTATTGGCGTTTGCTGTCCAATCCGTTGCCCCAAAGGCCGGAGAAACAAAAATCAGGCTAAGGAACAATATTAGATACTGAATTTTTGCTGTCATCGGTAACCGTTATTGTTTTGCCCTTCCAGATAATGACTGACTGTTTGACTGACGCCGATTTCCCGACTTCGGTTTGAAGCGACTGAACCAAGGGCAAGGTTAATTCTTTCTGCGCCTTTAAGGTCTCCTGCTGTATAAAATCATTATTCACCGGGATTCTTTGAATCAAGGCCTCGCAGTGATCCTGAATATCCTTCTGAATCAATGATTTGATAACCGCCAAATCGCCACTTTCCTCGTTGTATCGCGTATGCCCGACCTGAACCGCCTGGCCGTTGAGCGTGTACTCGGTCACAACCAAGATCGAGCCTCTATCCGAGTCCTGCTCAACAGATAGAATTTTCCATGTGCACTGCGCGAAGGCCTGACCGCAGATTAAAAGCACTAAAATTAAACCCATGAAAATTGCACGCCGCATTTTTAACCCCCTGTTTTTCGTATTCACCATAAATTTTGACATAAAAGAAAAAGCGGCAAACCCGATGAATCCGGCACCGGATTTGCCGCTCACTTTAATTAGGGTGGCCGCCCTAATTTTCCGAATTGTAATTTGAATCTAACTTTACATTAAATGATGTGTAAAATTTGTCAATATAGTGCTTACTACAACGTAGTAACGACTTTTTTCTATTCCGCTTCCCGGCTTTTAAATCGATGTCCGCATACATAGCATTTATGATATCTAACCGGCGGCGTACTCGAATAACATTTATTTTCTTTACTTCCGCATTTTGGGCATTTAAGCGGATAATAAGTCACGCCATAGGGAATGGATTTTTCTGAATCTGGTTTTTCTTTTTTCTTAACGTAGCCTTTTAACCAACCTTTTGTTTTGATCCATTTATCCATTACGTTTAATCCAATTCGACCTTCGTCTTAACCAATTCCCCTGGCCATATTGATTATCGTCTTTTTTCGGATTGTAAACCCGGGGCCCTTCATCGGCTTGCATGGCAAATACGCGAAGCATCTCGGCAGCCGCTGTCGTATAGCATTCACAATCGAAAAAATGAGTAGCTGCATGCGTTGAGATCGGCCGCCACTCTGTGCGCGCCCGTGCCGTCTTTTTGTCGCGAATAATAACTTTATGCTCTGAACAAAACTGTTTAAGGTATTCTTCCGAAGGATCTTGGTAAAGGTGCCAGCCGCCTAAATTTTCCATTTTTGTGTTTCTGACAAGCCTGGTGACTTTATCTTTAAAATAAGAAGTATCAATATGCCAAAGCTGGAGGCCTCCAGGGATAGCATGACCCGTTGCAGGATACTTTTCTATACTGCTTATCTTAAAAGGAACACCGCTTAAATGACTTTGCCCTTTAATCGGTCGAGCTGTATCCTGCCAATAACTACAAACTTCATAAACTTCATCTGTCCTATAGCCTGTATCAATGCACGTCAGCCGGACTGGGAAAGGATCCATCCCCATAATTTCAGATGGATAATGCGTCTTAAACAAAATCTGAATCACGTCTTCCCAATGTTCCACACGGGTGCTTAAAATTAACCAGGATTCTTGTCCGAAACCCCACCCACGGATAGTTAAATAAAAATGATCTTTTTGGACATCCACTCCTGCGGTTAATACCTTTACACTGGCAGGAACGATGCCTTTTTGGTAAGACAACGCTAATGTGGCTAGCTCCTCCGGCCTGGTTTTGCTTAAATTCTCTTCCCAAACTTCCGCAAGCCATGAATTGACGAAGTTCATCAAAAGTTCAATATAATCTTTTGATTTCAAGAACTCGCAAGCAATATCGCTCCACGTAAGCCACGGCGAATACAATGAATTGATCCAAAATCCTCTGTGTTTGCTTTTAACAACATCCCCCGTGACGTTCCCATAATCATCAATCTCCGCTCCATCGGGAACCCATCTGCCATTTAAAAGCATTTTATTTTTGTGATAGTCTTTGATTTTTTTATTGCAATGACAACACTCATACCAAGCTAACCATTCATTCTTTATCACCTCTGCCGAATCCTGATCCTGCGGCCACTTAATCTGGGCGAAGACTAATATCTGGTACTTACCGCAGAACGGGCACGGCACATAAAATCGCCGTTTATCGGATTTCTCAAATTCCCGGAAGATGTATCCTTCCCGCGTTGTCGGCGTTGATACCTTAACCGTCTTTTTATTCCAGAAAGTCTTTTGACGTTCAGAAGCCAATTTAATCGGATCTGCTTCCCGCCCTGAAAATCTTGGATATTTATCAATCTCATCTAAAAACAAAAAACGAATCGGCCTTGATGCCAAATCCGCCGGGCTGTTGGAACCGGCAAAATAAAGGATCATCCTGTTTAAGTGATATTCAAGTTTAGTGATGTCATCGGAAAATTTTGGAAAATATGTTTTTAAAGCATACGAGCATTCAAACATCGGTAAAACGCGGTTATATGAAAAACTTTTAGCATCATTCTCTCTTGGTAAAACCACTAACGTCGGCCCGGGATCCTGATCAATGATGAACCCGAGCATATTAAGCATAGCCTCTGTCTTTCCGACCTGTGAGGCGGCCATGACCGTTATCTCCTCAACATACGTGTCGCTGAAGGCATCCATGATCCCCTCAAGATAAGGGGTGCGCGACGTTTTCCACCGTCCCGGCTCGGCTGATGAAATGGGATTAAGCACCCTATACAAATCAGCCCACTGACTGACTGTTATCTTCTGAGGCCGGCGCCACGCTAGTTGTTCCTCTTTGCTCCAAATCAGCCGGTCCTCTTTGAGCGTCTGATACATCTACCACCTCTTCTTCGTTATTCTTTACTCCCGCAAACTCATCGACAATTGCACTGATGGCTTCATAAATAATCACCTCAATCTCTCGCGGCTCTTTCATCGCCAATTTAGGCGCTACCTGCGAAGGCAAAGCTAAAAACGCCCTTTTAATCGCCATCACCCGTGCTATTTGTCCTTTCTCCACATCCTCACGCGGAATCAATTCCCCGGTAGCCTTCCTAGTTTCTAATTCAAGAAGCGTCGCTTTGAATTTACGGATTTTCTCATCCCAGTACGCTTTTCCTTGAAGTTCTTCCTCATCATCACTGATTCCAGTCCCGTCATGCCATGCTTTAATTTGATCCAAATCGTAGTAACCGTCTTTCGTTACCGGCATTCCATCTTTTTTCCAGCGCTGAACCGTGCGGTACGAAACATCCATGATCCTGGCCACCTCTTCCATGGTCTTCACAACTGCCTCTCCAAGCGATTCAGCTTCAAAATCCTCCAATTCTTTAATCTCCTGATTAGAAAGAGGCTTGCCGCCATGCATTTTCTCAATCAGATGAAGGTATCTTTTCTTACGCGCAATCTCAGCTAAGTTCTGCTTTTCGTCCGTCACTTCTTTTCCTCCAGAACTGCCGTCTTGCCCGTAAATTCTTCCCATCGTCTGACCGCTACATCACAAAAAATCGGTTCAAGTTCCATCGCAAACACTCTTCGATTCAACCTCTCTCCGGCAATGACCTGCGACCCTGATCCGCAAAACGGTTCGTAGCAGACATCTCCCGGATTTGTATGAACGCGCATCGGTATGGCAAACACCTCGGTTGGTTTTACCGTTGGATGTTCAAGCCCAGAATTGCGTTTTTTGCCTTCCCAATCCAATTCCCAGATGTCGGTGTAATACTCCGGCTTAGTGGGATCACCGGTCCGCAAATAATCAATCGTCCACACAGTACCGATTGACTTATCTTTCGGCTTATACTCTGGCTTCTGACCTCTTACCCACATCAAAATGCAAGGTTCATGCCGCCATGAATAAAATGAATACGTCAACACAGCGCAAGGCTTCACCCAAATAATCTGCTGGTGAATTAAAATCCCAAGTTCATCACAAACACCTTCAATCAAAGCCCTACGTTTAGAGGCATGCCATAAATACAAAGCGGTGTTTTCTTTGATATGCTTTAATCCAATAGAATAAAACTTCCTTATGAAATCCTTGGCATCGGGAATATCCACCTCGTGATATACCCCGGACCAATCCCTGCCTCCATTTGGCCTATCCGCGCCAGTGTAATCAACGCAATAGGGAGGATCCGTTGCAAACAAATTCGCCTTCTGACCGTCCATCAATCTCATAACATCTTCTTCATTTGTGCTGTCACCACACAAAAGTCGATGTTCACCCAATATCCATAAATCTCCTTTTTTAGTAACCGGCTCTTTTGGCGGCTCAGGGATATCATCGGGTAAAGTTTTGCCCATATTTTCGATTTCAAACTCAGCAACTTCTTCTCGCAACTCCTTCATGCGAAGTGCAACATAATCATCCGCATTCTCCTGCCGCAACCGCTCAAGAAGGGGCACCAAGGCCGCTGTCCAATGGCCGACAATCTCTTGTGAGTTAAGAGTGACGTTCATAGCCATTTCGGCTATCTCATCCACATCGACCATGATGGCTGTGACCGTTTCGACCCCATCCGCCTGCAGGATCTTGTACCGCTGATGCCCGGAGATGATCCGCATATTGCGTTTATTAACGACCAGCAAATCAACCAGCCCGAACTTTTCTAAAGACTGCCTTAATCCAGCCAAGGCCTCCGGGGCAATCTCCCTTGGGTTATAAGGCGCCGGTTTTAAATCGGACATTTTGACCTCCTGAATGTCCGGTTTGACGTGTATTTTTGACATTAATAAACCCCTTTCCGACGTTTTTTATCGTCGAGATTTAATAATTTCCGTGTTTTTCGCCTTCGACGACCACGACATCATTTTTTTTACTAACATCACTGACCAGATGCGCCTCGCCCGACCCGCGCCGCCCACCCCCTCGGGAAGGACCCATCAAAAAGTTACACAGACTGTAAGCACGGCCGCCGCGATCCAGTAGACAGTTAAACGCACATCACCAACAAACGCATAAACAATCGCGGCCAATACATCCAAAACAATCAAGATGGTTGGGAATAACTTCTCCATCGCTTCTTCCTCTTTTTTCTTTCTTCACGTTGTTGTTTTATTCTTTCTTCATCTTCATCTACGATTGTCCCGTTAAACAAATCGACTGCGTACCGGACCTTGTTCCAATACTCTTTCTCCTCGTCCGTAAACGTTGCCCAAAGAGCATCCATAGGTTCAACGACCAATCGATTAAACTCCTCTTTATCCCGCTCCGTTGGTACGCCTTTATTTAACCAGAGCAGGCCATCCACGAATTTTTTGTACAGTCGTTTAAACCGATCGTGTTTATCCATACATCGACTTCCAATCCCAAACAAACCGGATTTCCTTCTTTAACGTGAAACCGTGACAGCAAATTTCCTTCATGAAGTGATTTATGATTACAATCTGCTTTACAGGGCTGCCTTCAAGCACCCATAATTCAACCCTGTATTTTTCCTCACCATAAGAGTCTTCCGGCACGGCTTTGAGCCACTTTCTTCTATCCTCTTCAGTGAATTTAGGGCTTGAATGCCAATATCGATCAACGTACTCTTGAAGTTTGTTAATCGCGTCATCCAGATTTTGACATTTTACGGTTTTCATCGGTACCCCCTCCTCTTAAGTTCTGACGATTTGACGATTTTTACGATTTTTTCCTATCTAACCTTAAACTCTCTTTTCCCCCCTCTTTTTTTTATTAACATTTACTTGAGTTTGGCACTTTTTCGGGCTTTTGGGCCGTATTTTCAGGTAGTTCTCGTCGAGAAAGCAATTTTGTGGTATCGAAAACCTGTTTTTG